AAAGTTAATGAAGTTAGTATAAACATCTATATCAGGATAAGCAGCATCCAACTGCGCTATTGAAGTTATAGGTGTGCTTGAGGTATGTGATAACCGTACTTTATGATCTAGTAGTACATCATGCTTCTTACCTGCAAAAGTAACACCTGAAATCAAACCTACGCTAAAGNTAGGTGTTTGACCTGCTAAACCTGCAAAGAAATCTACGTTTGCTGTAGTCAAAGGTAAGTCCCATTGCCACACTTGCCACGAAGAAGAAAATAGCGCAGGAGCATCTGCAACGTACTCAGAATCAGTAATACTAAAAGTCTCGCCGTTAACTACAAATGTCTGTATATCCCCTACTGAAGAATCAGCATTAAATATCACCCTAGCAAAAGGAAGACCGTCTCCGCTTAAACCTGACTGTATTACCACACCTGCTAACTGTCCATTAACATTGGTAATACCAAAGAAACCTTGTACCAGTTTTAACACGTTAGGAGTTACAGTAGTGTCGATAAAAGGGGTACTTTGTGTGAATGAACTATAACTATGATTAGCTGGAAAGCTTACATCATTACCAAAAGTTACGTCAGGAGAATCAGTACGTACAGCCATTGTTTCAAAACGACCATCACCATATGTAATGTATAAGTTAGAGTTGTTAAAACTTATATCCACAACATCTGTATCAAAGACCCATTTAGACCAAGCACTTTGGACTCTTTGGTTTCCTTGGTTATACCACTTGTATATGTAAGCTTCTTTATGGTTATCAGTAGTTAGGCATACCAACATATTCTCGTTAGTAGAGGCTACCATCTTACGCATAACACCTTTAAGATACTCAGGAACGTGTGAGGTCACCAGTGTTGCATCTTTAATCTCTGTATCACCTTCAGTGTAATACTCACGTACACCTGCGTAATTACCACCTTTAGTAGCAAAGAAAGCACTGTTACCAGCAGACACAGGTGTAGCCGTAAGGTCACACTCAAACTTCGTAGACTGATCTATAGTAACTTCTGAGGGTGTTAATAACTGACTAGATGTTAAAGTAAACTGGTTAAGCTCAGAGAATAGAAGCAAAGCATCCTGTATAGGAAGTGCTGCTTTTAACTCTGACACTTCGTTTTGGCTTACTGCAATGTCTATAGGGTCAGAATCTAAAAGAGTTCTTACTGTTGTCCGATAGAAATTAAAGTACGAACCTGCCTCACTAAAGATAATATTCTCACCAGATAACAAACCTAATCGGTTACGGTGGAAGAATATGTCGCCTATAGTTTTACCTACAAACGATGGTGCGGGGTTAGTGTTGGTGTCTCCTGCTTTACGATGATCCCATTCTCCTTGTGTAAACTCAAAGCGTAAATCACTTTGTTGTTTAATACAATGCGGCATCGTAGTTAAATCGTAATAATTTTGTAAACCTGCTTCTACAGATTCTTTCCAAACACCTTGACCAGCATCTCCATCAAATACTACATGAAAGTTATCTTCATTTTTGTTATTGTCTCCAACAACAGCAATTCTAAAACCGTCAATACATTGGTTTGGTAACTCAGTAAAAGATTTAGCCGTATCTTTAAAAACTCTTAAATTAGCACCACCGTCATCATCAGTAGCTATAATACTAAAATCTTTTAGCGTACCATTTTCTGGTGAAGTTAATACAAAATAAGGCTCTTTTGTGTAAGTTGCTGGTGAAAGGGTTGTAGCTACATTAACTACACCGTTAGTGGCATTCCTAAATTCAGCTTGGGGTACAGAGCACTGGTATTCAGGGCCAATACCACCACCGTGTTCTACAAACTTCCACGTACCTGCGATCTTAGGTAATAGTATTTTTTTGAGCGCTACGTCAAGGTATCTCCACCCTAAGCTTAGATTAGAAGCGTTGTAGGGGATAACCTCACCGCCTACTATAACCAGCATCTTAGTAGGATCTGCGTTAAATGCCTCAGCAGTTAACTCGTAGGTCATCATTGTTTTTATTGTAGTAGCTTCATGGTAGTCATCATTGACTACCCTAAAGGGATCGTACCCATTTTCGTCATAATAAATTGTAGACCTTCTGGAACCTTGTGTAAATTGACCGCCTGCGTTAAAAACCCCAGCGTCGGCATTACCTACTATATCGCCTCTTAAATTGCTTATAACTGCACTGACTTTTAGTGCACTTTGGTTAGTCCCCTCTGAGTTAGCGTTAGCTGTGCCATGCAAGGCTTCTATAGCGGGAACAGTTGATCCAGTATCTTTAGTGTTAATAGTTAGTCCGTACTCTCTACCATAATTAACACTTTTAAGATATATAAGAGCTTTGAAGCCTGATTTGTCTGGTTGTATTAAAGTATTATCTAAGGTAACTATTTTTTTCTTATTAACAATAAAAGTAGCATCAGCAACGGACGTAGTTGTTACATCATTATTTGATAAAACTGTAGAGCCTTCTCCTACTAAGTAAGAGGTATCATCAGAGTTACCATAGTATGTAGTAACTACTTCCGAACCTGTAGCAAAAGAAGACGTTGTGTGTGTTATAGTAGTACCGTCCGCAAGCCAACTAGACTTACCAGACTGATACCGTAAGTTACCTAGAATGTCATAGACAAAGATTGTAGGAGCTGAAGCATGAGGTAAGATTACTACGGTGTACTGCTCTTCCCCACTTCTTTTGTAAGTTTGGATAGAAGCGGCAGCTAAATCAGCCGTAGATAGAACTTCAGTATTAGATGATGTTAAGTTACCTTGAGAAAGAGACGCTGAACTACCCGCAATACTTACAGCCCAATTGCTTTTACACTTAACNAANTTCTTTAAAAACTTACTAGGNGGTCGCTTCTTTAGGCCGTCAACTACATCAGACAAACCGTTTTCCTGTACTTCCCCTTGAGTTGGTAATCGTAAAGAAGGAGGTTGTTGTGAAATACCGTTTATAAGATTTGGTATACTTTTAGAAACTAAACCCATTTAGGTCACCCTTGTGCCAATAGAACGATCTAACACTCTCATAGTGCTATTATCATCAAATATATTATAATCACCGTTATCCCCTTCCATCTCTCGGAGGGCGAATAAGGCAGTTTGTTCGTCGTTCCTGTTCATAGCTGATAGAGTATCGCTACCTACAACACGTTCTTGAAAGATTCGTGAAGCTTTAGTTGTGATGTATCTTCGGGCTACTTCAGGTACGTCTGAAAAAGTTAACAATAAGATTACATCTAATTTTAATTGTTTTGTTATTGTGTAACTGTGAGTAATTTTATCATACATTCTATTACCACGTTGCACGTATTCTTCTTTTGTACTTCTAAACTTTGTTTGTGATTGAGCTAAATCAGCTCTAACAATTTCTGCTGGTAAAACTATTTCATTACTAGCATTAGGGGATGCAGGAAAATCTTCTTCTGTATTGAAGTTCCATCCCATTGATTGTACTTCTCTTGAAACATCATTGAGAATAGTCTCAGCAGTTTCAGCATCTAATAACCCTGATGCTAGTGAGCTTACAGGGGCTTCACCAATAGTAGACAACATTGCGTTGACTGCTTCTAGCTCTGTAGTGGGTGTTGTTATTGACATTTTTACCTCAATGAAAAAATAAAGAGAGAAGCACCCCCGAAGGGATGCTCTCAATTAGACTAGCTTACGATACTAAAGCAATAGCCGATTTGCTACGAAGTACGTTATGACCCATTGCATATTTAGCAACCATCAAAGTACCTTGACGTTCGATCTGGTATTCAGACTCAACGCCTAGATCAAGCAACTTAACTGTTGCCGCAGCGTCTTTAGTGAACATAAGACCTCTAAGATCGCCATCACGACTTGCATAAGCAGCAGCTCTATTCGCTTCGTTAGTACCTGAAGGAGTAGGAGTTGACTGAGCATCAATCGGTAGGTGGTTAGACATAAAGATTTTAACGCCGCCTACTGTAGGAACTTGACCAGTTGCAATACTACCGTTACCGCCTTGGTCACGGTTAATAGCTGTACTGTCAGCGCCTAAAAGTAAGTAGTAAGTTTCTGGATTCAGAACACAATACTTCTCACCAGTTACATCATGCTTGTCGAAAATTTCTAAAGCTTTGATGATACCGTTAACAAGTTCTTGAGCAGATGGTACGTGGTTATCAACATCTTCAGAAGCAACAGTCTTAATGTCAATCTTACCAGCAGCACCAGTAGCACCAGAAGAAGCTCCTGATAGACCAGCAAAGTCAGCATTAACCCACTGAGCTTGTTGATCGCCATTACCTGCACCTGTGGCAGCAGCGTAGATTGTTGAGAAGATGTTACGGTCAGCAGCGTTAGCTAAAGCGTTACCCATTTCTGATGAGTAGATAGAACGCACGTCATAGTGGTTCATTGCCTCATCAATTTTAGGTACGAAAGCTGAACTTACTAACAAGTCATCGACTGATACTGTGATTTCACTAGCGGGTACTGAGCCACCATAAATGACCTCACCTGCTGAGTGATATGCGGCAGTAGTAGTTCCGATAGATGGGAACTGAGCTGACTTACCGTTTTTAATTGTGCGAACTCGGTGAAGAGGCATCGCAATGTTTTTTTCTTCAAAAGCAGTTAGGACTTCACCTGAGAACTGCTTGAGGAATAAAGCTCGCTTATCTGCTCCTGTGCCTTTACCTA